TCGGCAAAGTGGATCAAGGCCCGAGAGTCGCCGACATCCACGCCGTTGACCTGGGTCTTGAGCTGGTAGTTGGAGGCGGTCAGAGAGCCCACACCGTTGGCGTAGATCTGGGCATAGTTGACGCAAGGGAAGGCCAGGAACTTGACGGGCTGAGCCAGAGCCAACTCCTGCACTGGGTTATTACCGAGCACAACACGCTGCACCTGGGTGATGAGCATATCGTACTGGGGCGCCTTGGCAAAGTGGTCGCGCTCAGACTGGTCCAGGTAGACGAAGTTGGTCCAAGCCTGGTACTGAAGAGAAGCGTACGTCGTGCTGGTAACGGCCGTGCCAGTGAAGAAGGAGATGGTCAGGCCTGCGGGGACGGGACCAATGGTCTGGGATGGGAAGCTCACGGTAATGGTGGTGGCACTGTTCACGTTCGACACGTAGACTGGACCGGTGAAAGGCAGACCTGCAACGTACTGGCCGATCTGGATACCACCCTGGCTGAGAGGACTCACAACCTGGCCGATGGTCAGAACGTTTGAGGTCACGGCCGCCGTACCCGCGGCTTGGAGCAGGGGAATCTGGGTCGAGCACACGGGTGCGTACAGGTTAGCCGTCTGACCCAGACCGAACTGGGACGAGATGTTGCTGGCGGCGCTGTTGGCAAAGGAAACAACCACATTGGAGAAATAGCCCTGGCCAGACACGGGAGCGAAGGCGTTCGAGAAGGACTGGATCACAGCCACGTTCGCCTGCAGGTTGCTCGTTGCGGCCGCAATCATCATACCTGGGAACAGGGGGCCGGTCGTCTGGGACACGAGCACGTTTGCCGTATTGGAAGTGGAAAAGATAACATCAGAGGTCAGGTTAGCAGTTGCCTGGGGCTGGGCCGTGAGGACGGGGGTGGTGGTGTTGCCGATGGTGATGGTCTGGCTCAGGTACGTAGACCAGGTGATACGGACCTCCACATCGTGGAACTGCAGACCAATCAGAGGCAGGCACACGGACCAATCCTTGCAAAAGAAAAACTTGAGGGGCAGGAAGGTATTCTTCTGGTTATTGAAAGTGGCGCTACCAAGGTTCAGGTACCGCTGTGAGTAGGTCTGGGCGCCGGTGATGGGCTCGATGTCGGTCATGTACTCGATATCCTGGGTGTCCACGATCTGGCCGCCGATGAGGAGCTCAACCTTGTCGATAATCTTGGTCCAGTCTGGGTTCACAAGAGCTGCACCGTTGTTATCACGAATGTTCAGGTACACATAGCTCAGCAGGTCACCCTTCTTCTCGAAGCGGATGGTGGAGATGCCGCCCGCAATGGGCTGACCCTGAATCACCTGACGCTCCACGGAGTTGGCGAAGTGCGTGTAGCGCTTGTAGTTGGACCGGTAAAAGGAAACCTCGGGCTTGCCGGTCAGCCAAGCGTCCTGAGGGCCGACGGCGACGAGTTGGACAACACCTCCCGACATTTAGTACTAACCCATATTTTTTTAGTTGACGGAAACCGTGTTAAAAGGGGATGTGCCCATGGCTTGGTCGGGTTTTTTGGGTTCAGCCAAAGAGTACGCCAAAGGATTCTTTTCGAGCTGCTGGATGGCGATATCCAAAAATCCATTCGAAGCACGCGGATTGTGGTTCGACTTGAACTCGTTGAGTGGATCGTCGAACTCTGGGGGCAGGGTGCCACGGCCTTGGTTCGAACCCGTAATGGCCATAGGACCAACTGGAACGGGCTCGGACTCGATGCGAAGCTGAGTCGCAGAGCCCACCTGGTTGACGGGGTCGTTGCGAACATTCATACGAGCAGCGTTTGCGGCGCGATCGGGCTTTGTGCGGTATCCAGACGACCGGGTCAGGTCCGTATCGGTGTAGCACGTCTTGCCCTCCGCATACGGCTGATAAATGTTGTATTGCGGAGGCCCATCTGAGAGGGTATCTGTGCGCAGACCCGTCTCTCCGCGAATCGTTGGTTTCTTCGTCTTGAGAAAGTTCGGACGACCTTCTGGGGCGACGAGAGCGCTCTGAGCACCGCCGCCACCATAGGCTCCGGGGTCGCGATAGGCCGTCTTCGTCTGGGCAGCCTGATGAGTAATGTCTCCGATGTATGCAGCACCACCATTCTTGACGACGGGGTTGGCGGGTCCCGAACGCCCCTCAAGCGTTGTGAGACGCTCCTCATTGATGTTTGTAGGCAAAGCACGGAAGTAATCGTGGAAGCCACCAGCCGCAAGCACGTCTGGGCCAACGCCAAGACCGCGGCCGACAGTCATCGGGTTTTCGAGAGGCGACACGTTGTTCTGCTTATTCGTCACGTACTCGCGGTTGTACAGATCATATACGGGCTGACCGTAAGGAAACCGCGAGTTGGTCGGAGTTATGTCCTGGAGGTTCGGAACCGCTTCTTTGGGTTGGAGACGCCAATCGTTAATACGGCGACCAAAGTTTGGATTCGTGTTCCTAAGGTCAAAGGCGTCTGCGCGGTGTCCGACTGAATCCGCCATCATATCTATGTCACGACGGGTCAGAGGAGCTTTGGGTTTCGTGGTTGGTGGGGGTGCAACGGGAGTTTCATTCCCATCTGCAAGCGTCTTACCAGCAAACACAAGACCAACAACGGCGGCGAGCGCCAGAGGATCCATTAATACTATTATACATCTTTTTTTAAAAAGACCGAGTCCGGAGGACTCGTGATCCAGGGAACACAAGGAGTCCTTCGGACTCCGCCTTGGGGGCTTAACGGTCCCACGTCTTGACGCCAGTGGTGTAATAACGCTGAATAAAGCGGTCATTCTGGTACTCACCAAAGGTGTTGACGGGATTCCATTCAAGGACGCGGAGGGGCAGTGTCACGTACGTGTTGGGGAAGTCGTAGGTCTGTTCAGACCATCCCTTCTTCCAAGCGGTTGTTGGCTGCTCGCGAAGAGAGTCCTCAACAGTCGTCTTGTCCTCGAGGACAACCTGGGCTGGGCCATACCACACACCCTTCTCGTTCACGAGTGGCAAGTAGCTAAACTGTGGCATTATTAATGTAATCGCATATTTAATTTTAACGCCCATTTCCAGCCTCCATCTGGACACGCTCTGGGAACGTGGAGTAGAACCGGTCTGGATCGCATGCTGCGCCACCCTGGTCGTGACACTTGGCGGCGAAGGGCCTGCCGTACGCCGCCTGTGCAAACCCTGTTTGGTCATTTGGAATCGTTGTTGCGGGCATTGAGTAGAAATTGCGCTCGGCATCGCGCTGACGTTCAAACGGATGAATCTGGCTCCAAACACCCTGGACCTGGCCGCGCACGCTTGGGTACCATGCGGCCGCAGGACGGTCTGGATTATCCACGTAGTCGCTCAACAGCACGTTGCCCATGGAGTTTTCTGTTGTTGGAAGAGTCGCGTTCGGTCGGAAAATGGTCGAATACCGAGCATCACCGATTGCTGAACGAAGGTTTCCGTCCTTTATCATGTTTGTGGTCCACATGTAATACAAAATTGCAAGGGCCACCCCGCCGAGAGCAAAGACACGAGGGTCCTTATTGATTATATAAACGATACAGGCGGCGTACAAAATAAACCGAGTCGTTGCTGATACACGCTGGTCGGCCGTCTGTGTGGCGGTGGGCCAAAAAGTCAAAAGGTCACTGGACTTGAAGACAGTTTTGGGATCCATTACTTCTTCTACTTGCGGAGATTCTTTTTCTTTTTGCCTGAAGGAGGAAGTCTAGGAGGTGGCGCCCCGCCCCCGTCCCCCCCGAGCAGGGACGCGAACGGGTTCCCTGCACCTCCACTCATCATCTGACTCATCATGCTGTTGACACTGGCCATCAGGGACGCTTCATCCGGCTGACCGTTCGGACCTAGCTTCATGTTCTTGGCGCATTTCTCGGCTGCAGCCTCAATAGCGCTGAGCGTCTCTGGAGGGAACATACTTAGCGTCGTTGCAATCATATAGAGAGATGAAAGGTACTGCCAGATGGCCTGTTTCGTATTGTCCGAGCAGTCTTCACGCTTCCAGATGGCGGGAAGGTTCAGACTCGTCGCAAACTCGTTCTGGTCACAAAAGAAAGACTCGTCACGTGTGGTCATTTGACCTGCCCACGGTGCAACTTGCTTCATAAACGTCTTGCAGTCTGGGCCAGTCTTGGCGGGCTCATCGGGGAACACGGTACTGAGCTCCCCGAGGAACTGGTTCATCATCTCATCGAACGCTTTTACGGTGGTCATCTACCCCAACATAAGGATGTATTCCTTAAGTTAAAAAGGCTCCTTCAAAACTGGTCCAGAATCGCCCTGACCCTGGCTCACTATGAAATATACAAGGAGACCGACCAGGAAAGCAGGCTTGAAATAGTCTGAATTCTTCAGTTTCTCTTCATTGTTCATTTTTGATTTCAAATAAATGTAGGCAACGACGGCCGCCACGGCAATTGCGGCTGCACTCATGGGCTCGCGAAAGTATTGGTCCATGACTCTGTTATTATGTGTGGTTTAATTTTTGAATTTTTGTTGGCGCATCTGGAAACAGGGACTCCCCGTCGTCGGTTGGTGGCGGCGTAGAGCCTGGAACGCTTGGTGGTGTCAGTGAGTTATTGACCGTTACGGCCGTATCTACACCGCCTGGAGTCTTTCCAAACTCCATGTTGCCCGTGTTTTGGGGGAGGCCCGCCGCCGGGTCATCGGGAATGCCCTCCTCCTCGCCTCCCTCCAGGTCTGGGACGTCCTCATCCTCTGGGTCCTCCTCGTCATGATCCATATCCAAGTCATCACCGGCTGCGGGCAAAGGCAGGTACGTGTTGAGAATCTCGGCCGTTGGGACTAGGTCTTCAATAACTTCGCCAATCCTCTTACAAAATCGGGCAGTCAACACCTCTTTTCTTTCCTCCTCAGACTTGTTGTCCACGATGATACTGGGACTCTCATACAGGTCCTTAGCACACGCCTCGTAGCACCGTTGGACAAAGACGTCGTTCGCGGGCAGCTTGATACTGATCTTTTTAGACTTTCTGTCGGTCCGGATAGCACTCAGAATCTTGACGTGAATCACAAAGACAGCCGCCAAAAGGTTGGGGAACAAAGACTGGTTCTTGATGATGGCCTCCGTATTTTTGAGTGAAATTGAAGAGTTCCAAGTCTTGACGCCCCGAAGCAGCTCCTGGAAGACTCGCGTGGTGTTCTTGCCCTGGGACTCCTTCTTGGCCTCGAGCCAAATCTCCCAAAAGGCTTCAATCATCACGGGAATCATAGCGTCACAA